GGCGTTTGATGTGTACCATTGATAATTAAAAAAATTAAAGTAATTCGATTTTAATCGTAAATTCCTCTTTATTGTGCCATTTGTTGTTTATAGTATTCTTTTCAAAATATATAGCCTTTATGAATGTTTTAAGAAAAGTGTTTTTTGTTAAAGCTCTCATGCTTGTATCTTGTAACATATCTATTGCTTGATGTAGCGATAGTGACTTTTGTTTATAATCCTCTATTGTTGGTGTTGTTTCTCTAGCTTCTTTAATCGCTTTTATAGTTCTTTGTCTATCTTCATCTAGTGCATTGTTTCTATTTATGAATACTTCTTTAGAATATATACCGTTTTCTAAAAAATCATACAATTGTTCTTGTTTTTGTTCAATCTTTGTCAGATCCCTTTCTAGTTGTGCAATTATGGTCCTATGGCTTTCAACAATCTTAAAATTGTCTTCTGTTATTTGTGTTTCAAAATCAATTAGCGTTTTCTTTAATGCTTCAATTATTGCCTTATCTAAAATATCAGTACGTTCGGAAATATTGTCACATTGTCTATTCCTACAAAAGTATCTATCCTGGATTGGACTTTTATCACTTTTTCTACCTATTGAGTGACCACATTTAGCACACTTCAATATACCAGAGTATACGTTGCTTAATTCTTTTTTAGGCGATATTCTAACATTCTTGCCTTTTCTTTCTTGAACGGTTTGAAATTGTTCTATAGATATAATAGCTTCATGCTTGCCATCGATCAATTCACAATGATCATTTACGATTCGCTTTTTCTTAAGTTTTCCATTTTCATATACCTTTACTTCTTTTCTATGTTGATATTTGATTTTGCCAATATACACTGGATTGTGCAATATATCGTTTATGACCTTCCCTATAAATGGCTTATTTCTTTTTCCAATAAAACCTAAAGCGTTTATTCTATTAGCTATTTCATGATAGCCTATGCCTTCATTTAAATACATGTCAAAAATTAGCCTAACCGCATTAGCTTCTCTTTCATTTATTGCCAATGTTGGACTTTTATCAATTCTTACTCGATCATATCCATAAGGAGCAACACCACCGATATAATTGCCTTCATGAGCAGAAGCACAGCGCCCACGTGCCAATATTTCCTTTGTATATTCTAGATAATCATTGCCACGTGATAGTTCCATTTCAAAGAATTTTCTATCGAACTTATCTTCAAGGTTATATGTTTTGTTAGGCGTTACAATTAATGTATTTGTATATTTGAATAAGTGAACGACTCTACCACAATCTAACAAATCGCCACGTGTAAGTCTTGATGGTTCTACAACTAAAATCCCTTTGATATTTTCGTTTTGCATTCTTTCAAATAATCGATTGATTTCTGGTCTATCATCAATGGTTTCACCGCTAACGACTTCACGATAGATGTTTTCTTCTTCGATACGATAGCCAAAAGTCTTGATTGAGTATTCTTGTAATTGTTTCTCATGGCGTGCTAACACTTCTTCAACTGTTTCGCTTGGATTATCTTGTCTTGATTTTCTTAAATACATCAAATAGTCTTGCATATTATCACTTCCTTTTGCTTATTAGGTATTTAGCAAAATCAATTAGTTCATCAATTTCTTCATCGCTAAATATTGTTTCACCAACTTCTTCATTCCATTTTTTAGAACGTTGAAGTATACGCATTGCCGTTTTTAATTTTGTTTCGTTATCTCTAGTTGTAAAATCGATACCAATCAACATAGCTACATTGATATTAAAGATGTTAGCCAACTTATCTAATAAATCGTAAGATACAACATCACCATCTTCTAACTTTTTATACTCATCAATGCTAACGTGTAATTCATTAGCGACTTCTTCCGTTGTTAGATTTTGTGCTTCACGCAATGCCTTAATGTTTTCACCTAAATTGTCTACTGGTTCTGTAATATCAATAAAGTATGATTTATCGACATTTAAAACATCACAAAATTTAAGCATTAAGTTAGTATCAAAATCATGATTGATACCGTTTTCCATATCCATTAATTTTTGTGATGTGATACCAGTTCTCTTAGCTAATTCATCAATAGATAAGCCACGCTTCTTTCTAATGTATTGTATACGTGCGCCTACCTTTTCTGCTGTTCTGATATGTGGTTCATTATCGTTTGTTTCTTCTATATCATTTGTCATTGGCACGTCATACCCCATTAACCACGCTTCATTAACATTTAAGGCTAAAGCCAATATAGATAACTTGTCTTGATTTGGTTTAACCTTGCCACTTACATATTGACTGATATGATTTCTACCCATTTTTACGTTGTATTTATTACATATTGGCAAACATTTATTGAGTATATCCACCTGTTTTAAATTTTGCGTCTGCATTAAATACTGCAAACGCTCACTTGTAGTTGAAATTAGCAAATCTACATCTCCTTATCTCTTCATGTAGTGAAGTATATCATTTCTTTGAACAAAGGGCAACACGAAATATTCAACAAAATTGAACAAAAGTATTGACAACATATATAGTTTTGATAAAATGATGATGTTCAACCGTAATGAACAAGAAAGGAGATAGTAAATGACTTATGATTATTCAAAACTAAACGGTCGAATAATAGAAGTATGTGGTACATCTAAAACTTTCGCCAAATTAATGGGTTTATCTGAAAGAACAGTATCACTAAAGCTATCTAATAAACGCCCATTTAAACAGTCTGACATAGAAAAGGCTAAGGATATTTTAAATTTAAAGGGCAAAGATATCGACCAATATTTTTTTACCAAAAAAGTTCATAGTCAATGAACAAAAACACAAAAGAAAAAGGCTCACTCAAGAGTAAGCCAAGTAAATTACCGTCCAAAATAATTTACTAATTAATTTTAACACATGGAGAAAAGAGTATGGAAAAAACATTCTATATCGGAAATGTAAAAGTTATAACAGTTGATAACTGTACAAATCCAGAAGAAAGAAGAAAAAGACTAGAAAAAGCGATTATTAACTTTTACAAACAAGCAGAAAGAGAGAAACAAAATGACAAAAGAAGAATTAACTAAAGAAATCGCAAAAAGAATTAATGAAATTAGAAAACTCTATTATTCAGTTTACCCAGAAGGTGATTATCTAATTATTCATTTCAGAAAAGGTGCTGTTTCATTCAACAATTCACATTGGAAAGATGGCAAAGATGAAAACTATCCAATCGATTATCACGAAAACGAAAGTTTTATCAAAATGAACGAAGAATACGAGGACAAATAATGTTAGCAATTGTAATTATCACGCTGTATTCATTGATGATTGCAGTATTTGGTAAGGAAGTAGGATTATTGTTCGCAACAATATTCTTACTTGGATTGATAAGTATCCAAAAATTAAGCGAAATTACAGGCTTAGATAAAAAACTAGATGAATGGTTAGAAAAGGAGTAACAAATGGAATTAATTAATAAACCAAATTTTAATTTAGAAGTTGTGGCCAACATTGATGGAGTGGCCAACATTCAATCAAACATGGAAGGTGTTAAACAACAAGCAATCGCAATTCGGGATTGGTATCAAAGCTTAGTTATCACTGAAGACATGTTAAAGGATATCAAGGATGAAAAAATACAAATCAATAAGGCCATAAAAACAGTGGCCACTTATAGAAAGGAAATTGTTAAGGAATTCAAAAAGCCAATTGAACAATTTGAATTATTGGCAAAGGAAACTGAAGACATTCTTAATGAAGCTTATGCAACATGTAATGAAGCTGTTAAACGCCATGATGATGAAACAAAGGCAAAGAAGACTGAGGAAGTAAAAGCTTACTTTGATGAATATGCTAAGAGTTTAAATATTGATTTTGTTGAATATGAACGTTTAGGAATCAATGTAACTTTAACTGCTAGCATGAAGTCTTTAAAAGAGGCTGTTAAGGTATGTCTAGATAAGATTGCTTCTGAAATTGATCTAATCAACATCCAAAAAGAAGAACTTATCCCTGATATGTTAGTTGAATATAAGCAAACCTTAAATGTGGCCAGTGCGATTAAAAAAGTAACTGATAGACATAAGGCTATTGAAGAAGAAAAAGCTCGCCAGGAGGCTTTAAAAGCTCTTAAGGCTGAGGAAGAAAAGACTATTGCTAAGGTTAAAGAAGTAGTTCAAGAAGTTACTGCACCAGTAGAAGTTAAGGAAGTTAAAACATATCGTTCTACATTTACAGTCTATGGAACTGTTGAACAGTTAAGAACATTAAAAGAATTTTTAGAAAAGGAAGGCATTAAATATGACACAATTAAATAATTTACCTGAAAATTACAAAGTCGAATACGAAGTAGATGGTCAAAAAATCAAACTAACACAAAGCATTGTTCAACAATATATCGTTGGTACACAAGCAAACATCACTCTTCCAGAGTTTAAATTCTTTGCGGAATTATGCCAAGCTAGAAAATTAAACCCTTTCTTAAAAGAAGCTTATTTAATCAAGTATTCTGAAAAGCAACCTGCACAAATGGTGGTTTCAAAAGATGTTGTATTAAAAAGAGCAGTATTACATCCACAATATGATGGCAAAGAATCGGGTGTGATTATTCGTACATCTGAAGGAAATATCATGGAACGTGCGGGATGTTTCGTTGATTTTAAAAACGAAGAACTACTAGGTGGTTGGTGCAAGGTTTATCGTAAAGATTGGAAAAGACCTGAATTCATGTCAGTGTCTCTTGATGAAGTTGCATCTAGAAAAAATGATGGCACACTAAATTCAAATTGGTTAACTAAATCAGCGACTATGGTTGAAAAAGTGGCAAAAGTTAGAGCACTAAGAGAAGCGTTTGTCGAAGAATTTGGTGGAATGTATATCGATGATGAATTTAGCAATTCTCAGCCTGAAAAGGAGTCAACCGACCCATTTACTCAGCCTGATGTAATTGATGTGCTAGTTCAAGAAGAGAACATTGATTTAAATGCTTTATAAAGTAATTCAATCAGGATCAAGTGGCAATTGTACTGTGTTAAACAAGACAATTGCCATTGATCTAGGTGTTTCTTGGAAGGCTCTAGGAGAATATCAAGAAACTATAAAACTGGTACTGTTAACGCATATACATTCTGATCACTTCAATATAACTACCATCAAGAAGCTTTATAAAGAGCGTCCTACGGTTAAATTCGTTTGTCTTAAGCATTTAATAGAACCTTTGTTTAAAGCCGTAGGGATTGATTCAATTTATGTCCTAGATGTGAATAAATTATATGACTTAGGAATATGCAAGGTTTCAGCGTTTCCTTTGAAGCATGATGTACCAAACAATGGTTGGAGAGTCATGATAGGCAAAGAAAAAGCAATATATGCAACAGATACGTGCAATCTATATGGAATAACTGCTAAGAACTATGATTTGTATCTGATAGAAGCTAATTATGATTTGCCTGAAACGCTAAAAAGAATTAATGAAAAACGTAAAAACGGTGAGTATATCTACGAAATAAGAGCAATCAATAATCATTTATCAATACAACAGGCTCATGACTTTATAGACCTAAATATGGGGGCTAATGGAATATGGGAACCAATGCATCAACATAACGAAAGGAGCTAATATGTACGATTTATATGAAGAATTGCAAACAAAGTTACAGCAATTAGATATTGCTATAAAACAGTTGCGAAAGCACGGAACTGAATACGCAGAAGCTGAAAAAGATTACAAAATCAAGTTACGTGAAGAAATATTAAGAGAAAGAGAAAATGGCACAGCCGTAGGGATAATAGACAAGATATGTTATGGCATACCATCGGTTGCTCAATTGAGATTAAAAAGAGATATCTGTGAAGCAACATATAAAGCAAATCAAGAAGCCATATTAAGCCTTAAACTTCAATGTAGATTATTAGACAACCAAATTAGTCGTGAGTATGGGAATGTAAATAACACGGGGGTATAAAGTGAAAAAAGATAATTTGACAGGGATGAGATACGGTAAATTAACTTGTGTTTCATCATTTTCCAAAAACAAAAAAACATATTGGAATTGCATATGTGATTGTGGGAATAAAACGATTGTATATTCGGGGCATTTAAAAAACGGTCATACAAAATCGTGTGGTTGTTGGAGTGTAGAAGCTTTAATTAGCAGAAGCACGACACACGGCAAAACCCACACAAGGCTATATAAAATTTATCATCACATGAATGAAAGATGTTATAGCCCAAAAGCCATTAATTATAAGAATTATGGCGCAAGGGGTATAAAAATTTGTGATGAATGGAAAAACGATTTTACGGCTTTCTATAATTGGGCAATTGCAAACGGTTATGATGACAAGCTAAGTATTGATCGAATAGACAATGACGGAAATTATGAACCGAATAATTGCCGTTGGGTAACAAGAAAAAAGCAATGTAATAATCGCCGTTCTAATAGGCTGATTGAATGCGATGGCAAAATACAAACGCTTCAAGAATGGGCAGATGAAACAAACATCAATTCAAATACTATTACACTTAGGCTAAAACGTAATTGGACTATTGAAAGGGCATTATCAAATGACTAGAAGTATTATCCAATCTAAAAAAGAGTGTTATGTATGCGGTACAACATTAGATCTTCATAAGCACCATATATACGAAGGTATGGCTAATCGAAAGAAAAGTGAGAAATATGGCTGTTGGTGTTATCTGTGCGGTAAACATCATAACATGTCGAAATATGGCGTTCACTTCGATAAGGCACTAGACAGAAGCCTTAAAGAAGAATGCCAGAAAGCATTTGAAAGGAAATACAATGAAGACTTCATCAAAGTATTCGGCAAATCATATCTCTAAATACCGCAACAAAAAGGTTATGTATGACGGTATTAAATTTGACTCTATAAAAGAAAAAAATAGATATCAACAGTTAAAGTTGCTTGAACAAGGCGGTGAAATAGAAGGTTTAAAACTACAAGTCCCATTTACTTTAATAGATAAATCCGAGTATGGACGAGAAATTAAATATATAGCCGATTTTACCTATATTGTGCAAGGAAAAATAATTGTTGAAGACACCAAGTCCCCAGTATCAAAAACGCCCGTGTATCGCCTTAAAAAACGCATATTAGCGGAACGTTATGGGATTGAAATAGAGGAGTTGTAAATGGAAGACAATATAAAAAACGCAGTGCTATATGTATTAGAAAACAATATAGACGCTAGAAACGATAATCAAATTCTATGTGCTAAGGTTTATGAGTATTTAGGGCTACCCACAGACCTTAAAAAGTTAAGCACTATAAAGAATACGCCTTCACTAGAAACAATCACTAGATGGCGCAGAAAATGGGTAGAATGCTATCCAAAACTTAAAGGCACAGAAAAAGTTGAATGGTACAGACAAGAAAAAATCGGTGATTATAAGCAAATAGCCTTAGATGTGCCAGTGGTTGGGGGTTATGATGACGAACACTGCTAATAAGCGATACTACTGGATAAAGCTAAAAACCGACTTCTTTAATCAAGAGACAATTGACTTCTTATTATCTCAAAAGAACGGTTGCCAGTATGTAGTCTTATATCAAATGTTATGTTTGAACACAGCTAATAATGATGGAATGTTAGCTTCTACCGTTGGCGAAATGTTAGTACCGTATGATGTCAATAAGATCATGCGTGATACGAAATACTTTGATTTCGATACCGTTACGGTGGCACTAGAACTATTTAAAAAATTAGGCTTAATATACGAAGAACTAGACAATGTTTTAAAAATCACTGGATACGAAGATATGGTTGGAAGCGAAACAGATAGTGCTAAAAAAATTAGAGAATGGCGTGAAAAGAAAAAGTTACAATGTAACGAAAATGTAACCCACAATGTAACGCAAGAGTATAGAGATAAGAGTATAGAGTATAGAGATAAGAATATAGATATTAGAGATAAGAGTATAGAGAAAGATAGTACAAATAAAGCTAAACGCTTTATCAAACCAACTATCGAAGAAGTACAAGCCTACATCTTAGAAAACAATCTAAACGTCAATTCAACATACTGGTATGACTATTATGAAAGCAACGGCTGGAAAGTTGGCAGAAATCCAATGAAAGACTGGAAAGCATGTATCAGACGATGGAACAAAACAGAAATGAAAAATCATATCAAAGAAAATCGTGAAAAGGTGACATCAAATCCATTTCTGGAAATACTTATGGAAGAAAAGGAGACTGAATGAAAAATCGCAGAGAACTAGCATTAATGCAAGTCGAGAAAGCTAGAAAGAACATTGAGCTAGTATTTGACCTTCTATACACAGATGAAGAACTTGAAGAAATCGAAGACTACTATGGAACGCTTGATGAAATGCTATCCGATTTAAAACATGAAATTGAGTGGCTAGAGAAAAATAAGCCATTATCTGGTGAAGTCGAATATGGTGGTGAAGACCCAACGGATAGACAAGTGGATGAAATATTAATGAATAAAAAAACATTAGAGGGTCAGTTAAATGGGTGAAATAAAACTATTAGAATTGTTTGGTGGTATAGGTGTTTGTTCTAAAGCCCTAGAATGTATTGGCGTTGATTATGAGCTTGTTGATTATGTTGAGATAGATAAGTACGCAGTAGCAAGCTATAACGCAATACACGGCACTAATTTTGAACCTCAAGATATTTGCGAATGGGATAAAGATGTAAAGGTTGATCTGTTAATGCACGGATCACCTTGCCAGGATTTTAGCCTTGCAGGTCATGGGTTAGGTGGTGATGAAGACAGTGGTACAAGAAGTAGTTTGATGTATGAAACTATTAGAATCGTGAGTAAACTTAAACCAAAATTTGTTATTTGGGAAAATGTTAAGAACTTATTAAGTAAGCAGCACAAACATAACTTTGACAACTATATCAATACATTAAATGAACTAGGTTATACATCTTATTACAAAGTACTTAATGCAAAAGACTTTGGTATACCTCAACACAGAGAGAGTATTTACAATTAGCATTCTAGGAAATGATAACGATTATAAGTTTCCTGAAGGCGAAGAATTAAAAACAAGACTTAAGGATTTACTAGAAGATGTTGTTGATAAAAAGTATTACTTGAGTGAAAAGATGATCGAATATATCACCGCAAACAATGAGAAGTGGAGTAGCAACAATAATAAATCTTTAGTGAATAAAGATATCGCAAGTACCATAAACACTAGAGAAGGATCAAGAAGATGTGAAGCTAGTAATTATGTGTGTGAAGAACTAGAAGATAACGCTGATCTAAAAGCAATTAGAAAGTATGGACTATTCGATAAAGATGGTAAGAAACGACAAGCTGGTAGTGTTTGGGATACAAAAGAATTAGCACCAACGCTAGATACTATGCAAGGTGGTTATAGACAACCATGTATAGAAGTCGCTAGTGAGAATAAGACTATACTTGTTAAAAACGCTACTAAAAAGGGTTATCTTGAAGCACATGAAGGTGATGGAGTGTATATCTCTAACATAGACAAGAAAAGAGGTACAGTTCAATCAGGAAAGATACCTACAATTAAAACTAATCCTGATGTTGGTGTAGTTGTAAATGGTGAAACTGAACTAAAGGTTAGAAAACTAACGCCTAAAGAATGTTGGCGTTTAATGGGGTTTGATGATGAGGACTTCAACAAAGCTCAAACAGTATGCTCTAACGCTCAATTATACAAACAAGCTGGTAATTCAATAGTCGTTAATGTTTTAGAAGCTATCTTAACTAACTTACTGAAAAGGGATAGTAATGAAGGGAGTTTGAAAACTAAATGAAAGCAGAAGAACTATTTAAAAATGTTGGTTACGAAAAAACCTATGACAAGGACGGAGTGATCGAATATAGCCGAGACGAAAGGAGAAAGCTCACATTTAATAGGGTTGTGTGGTATAAAGCACCACAAGAGTTAAGCTATTTTAAACCAAATGAAATAAAAGCAATTTATGAACAATTAAAGGAATTAGGACAATTAGAGGAGAATAAAAATGACTGAAAAAGAAGAAAGACAAATTAATGAGATTAAGCGAGAAAAATTCAAAAAAGCTTGGGATGTCGCATCAAAAGCCTTAAAAGGAGTTGATAAAGAAACTTTTGACTTAGTTAAAGAGGCTATGACAAAAGCAACACCAGAAATCCCCGATGTGGAGGGTGATGGTTTTGCAGATGGAGAGTTAGTTTATGACACCTACATTTGCCCGTACTGTGAAAAACGTTATGAAGTTGACTATGAGGAATACGATTATTGTCCAAACTGTGGACAGGCAATCGACCTTGTTAATGCGTGGGCAACAGATGAAGAGATTGAAGAAATAAGAAAGGAAGCTGAAGAAAATTGTTAAAAGCTGATGTTAGAACCGCACAAGAAATGTTTGAAGAACTTGGATATAAAAAAGATAAAAACTTCTTTCCTGATACACCTGCATATACAGATGAATATCGAAGTTTAATGTTTACTGAAACAGGAGTTGTTATAATTGGAAAATTTGAACAAATAGTATCTTTAACTAAAGAAGAAATGGAAGCAGTTTATAAACAAATAAAGGAGTTGGAACAATGTTAAATATCGAGAAATACGAAAATGAATTGAGAAAGCATGGCACATATTTTGCGGTTACAAAAAAAAGAGTGCCTGTAAACTGTGAAAGCTTGGAATGCAATGAATGTTTATTTGCAGATAAAGATTGCACGATTAAAAAAATGGAATGGTTATTAGAAGAATATAAAGAGTCTATATTGGATGATATCGAAAGAGAATATTTAAGTGCAGTGATTAAGCCATTTAGAAAAAGAATTAAATCAATCAAAAAAACTGATTATCCAAGTAATTCAGCGTTCATTAGTATAGAAATGGATAAATGTGAGCATATTTTCTTGCCAGTTTTTGAATTAAATAGTGGAATGTATCAAAGAATGGAAATTAACAAAGAATACACATTAGAGGAGCTAGGACTATGACCAATTTTGAAAAAATTAAAAATGAATTAGAAAATCTTGAAGAAATCTATCCAATATGTTATATCGCAGTTCATAAATTAGGTTTATCGCGTAATGATGGTGAGTGCGATGATACTTGTTGTCAAAAATGTGAAAAAGAAGCTTTTAAATGGTTGCTTGAAGAATACAAAGAACCTATTTTAACTGAGGAAGACAAAAAAATATTAAAAGATGTCATTAATGTTTTTAATTCATTTAAAAAGGAAATTGCAGATATAAGAAAAAAGCATATTTGTAGAGGATGTTATTTATATATCAACTATATTGATCGTGGCGAAGATGTTAGCTGTATCGAAACTCACACTACTTTGCCATTTAACGGTGACAAGTTATTTAAGGGCATGGAATTAGGCAAATCTTATGCCCTTGAGGAGTTAGGACTATGACCGCATTAGACATGTTTAATCGAATTGGTTATGAGAAAATCGAATTTTCTCAAGCAATAATATACACAAATGAAGATCTGCGAGAATTTGTATTCATACTTGAAAGCAAAAAACTACTTTGTAGACAAGTTGTTGAAGATAGGCTTACTTATGGTCAAGCTTCAATCACTCAAGATGAATATACTGCTATTCACGAACAATTAAAAGAATTAGGATGGTTAAAATGTTAAACATTCAAAAACATAAAGATGAAATACTTAAATATGCTGGTTACCAACATTCATTGATGTGCTTAATTTATGAAAACATTATGAAAAAAAATGACTGCACTGGTTGTTGTTCCAAATGTAAAAGGGAAACGATTGAATGGTTAACTAGTGAATACAAAGAACCTCTTCTTACCGAAAAAGAAAAAGGATACTTAAAGAATGTGATTGAACCTTTAGGTGTTGAAGTCAGATACATTAAAAAATGGAAATCCATAGTTATTGAAGAAAATAAGTGTTGTTACAACATTGCAATTGCAGTTAAACATCCAATTATGGAAACATGGGAAAGAGATTTAATGAATTTTGCAGTAACAAAAGAAATGCCATTCAATAGATTGGAATTAGATAAAAGGTATAGTTTAAAGGATTTGGGATTATGAATGAAAGAAAATATATAGCAATTAGTGTAAAACATTCTGATGGTTACCCCTTTGTACTATGGGGTTATCACAGGACAGAAGATTATGAAGAACGTTGTTTTGCAGGCTATACAGAAGACATTAATAAAGCTGAACTATATTCTATTGAAGAATTTAAAGAAGCATATGGCGATGAATTAGGCATATATAACTACAATCCAATTACTATTTTTGAATTGTTGATTGATTTTAAAAAACTAAAAAAGAAATATGACACCGTATTTGTAAGTGAAGCTGAATATAGGATGACTTGGGGACTATGACAGCTAGAGAAATGTTTGAAAATCAACTCTTCAATATGGAAGAAACATCATCAGAGATCATCTATACAAATGGAGATATCGTTAAGGTCTTAAGGGAGTGCAGAAATGTTTAATAAAGATGAAGTACAAAGCAACATTAAAGATTTTAGAACATACTTGTATAACAAGCAATGGGACTACGAAGACACTAAACCACAAGAAAAGAATCTAGATCAAGCAATTAGAATCAGTCAAAGAGTTAGAACTCTACTTGACTTATATGGCCAGGTTCTAGAGGGTAGAGTGTTTGATGAGGGTTATTTAAAGAATTATCTATAGGAGGAATGATGAATAAATATTTTGTAATAGGAATGATAACCGCATTTGTGGTATTTGCAGTCTATGACATCGCAAAGACAATCGAGGTTAAAAAAGAAATCGAACGCAACAAGAAGATAAGACAAGAGAAATACGAACAAAGATTTAACGAGTATGTACAAAAACAAAAGGAATACGAACGAAAATTAAAGGAGTTAAGAGATTAATGGATGACATTGAAAAGAAATTAGCTGACAACGAGAGTGCTTTTATCCAAGGTTTAATTACCTTGGATGAGTACAAAGCAAATTGTAAAGAGATATTGGCGACTTCAATATTAATCCCAAAGGCACATAGAAGTAACGAGGTAAATCATGACAAAGAACTGAAAATTGAAAGGAAAGATGAACAATGATTAAACTTAAAAACGGATTTTATGTAAAAAGTGATGGACTTCAATTCCTACTTTGCACTAATAGAGAAAGCACAAACAAAACCACAAATGAGAAATACAATCGTGAGGAAACATTAGCTTATTGTGGGAACATGGAACAAGTGCTTAATAGTTACTGCAAAGAAACAATACTTAAAAAAGTAGCTGAAGAAGATATGGAGCTAAAAGATGTATTGAAAGCTATTAAAGAGCTTAAAGAGGAAATAAAAAGTTATTTATGAATAAAGCAGAGACATTACAGATATTGGCAATCATCAAAGTAGCATATCCTAATTCATTCAATAAGTTCACCAATCAAGATATCAAGATGTTGGCTAAGTTATGGGAAATACAATTCAAAGATTATGATTATAAATTAGTGATGAACGCAGTAAATACAATCATATCAACCGATTTAAATGATTTCATGCCAACTATAGCACGCATTAAGGAAGTATGTAGAAGTCTATCAAACGCGAATCAAATGAGCGAAGTTGAAGCATGGCAATATATCAAAAAAGCACTAAGCAATTCCATTTATCACGCTAAAGAAGAATACGACAAATTACCTGCCATCTGTCAAAAAATGGTAGGTAGTCCTAGTCAACTAAGCCAATGGGCAATGCTAGAGTGTGGTGAAGTTGATACGATAATACATTCAAACTTCTTGAAGGGGTTTAGAGGGGCCATAGAACATGAAAGACAACAAGATCTTATTCCTCTTAGCATAAAACAAGAATTAATGATAGAAAGGGGGTACAAATGTTAAACAACGTTAATTTAATTGGTAGAGTTACCAAAGATATCGAATTAAGAAAAACACAATCAAATAAAAGCGTTATTAGATTTACATTAGCAGTAGATGAAGGAAATAATAAAACACAATTCATTGAATGCAGAGCGTGGGAAGGGCTAGCCGATACTATTTGTAAGTATGTTCTAAAGGGTGACATGGTTAATATCAACGGCAGACTAGTTAATAATAATTATGAGAACAACGGTGTTAAATATTATTCGTATCTGGTAGAAGCTAATAGCATGACATTACTACCAAATAAAAGACAATCACAGCAGCAACCTCAACAAGTAGCAAATCAATACGAGCCACAATATCAGCAACAGTCGATTAGACCAGATGGTAAGAATGTGACAGGCGGATTGAATTATAGTGACATTAAGTCAGATGACTTACCATTCTATTAATACTGAGGTGCAATATGAGAGAACATTTCAAAGCTTATAATGAAATATGGTCACGAATACGTGAACTATCATATAAACTAGAAGAAATCGAAAACAACATATTCGGTATTAAAGGCATTTCATACGGCGAACATATACCTTCTACAGCACCAACGAATTTCAATGAAAAGTTGATGTATAGGGATGAACTACTAAGCCAAATGGAAGAACTAAAAGCACAAAAGAAAGCCCTATACGACAAACACATCGAAGAAATATCGAAGGTCAATGATGAAAGAGAACAAAGTATATTGAGATGTTATTACTTACTTAAAATGTCTATTGATGATATATCAACTCTATTAAATTTAACAGGCAACAGGATATATAAGTTAAAACATGAGGCTATTAGAGACTTCAAAAGAGCAAATAACATTGAATAACACAAGATAACACAAAATAACAATGGATGACACACGAAAATAAGGTAATATGGTAGTGTACAAAGTTGTCAGGAAATAGTCTCCTTTGTTAAATAGCAAAACACATCGAAAGGTGTGTTTTTTCTTTGCTTCTAAAGGACATAAAAAAGATTTTATTTTTTAATGGGAAAGGATAAGCATGAACATTATCAACATCAAACTAAGTGATTTAAAACCATACGAACGTAATCCACGAAACAATAAAGAAGCAGTGGACTATGTAGCTAATTCGATCCGTGAATTTGGTTTTAAAAATCCAATCATAGTGGACAAGAATAACGTCATTGTCGCTGGTCACACAAGATATCTCGCCTGTAAAAAGTTAGGTATTAAAGAAGTGCCATGTGTTATAGCTGATGATCTAACTGATGAACAAATCAAAGCATTTAGGTTAGCTGATAACAAGGTAGCTGAAATCGCAACGTGGGACCTTGACTTATTAGATGAAGAATTAAACGATTTATTAAATTTTGATATGTCCGATTTTGGGTTTGATGTAGGTTTAGAAGATCCTGAAGAAGCCCAAGAAGATGAATTTGATATTGATGAACTTCCAGAAGAGCCAAAAGCGAAGTTGGGTGATATATACCAATTAGGTAATCATAGATTAATGTGTGGCGATAGTACAAGCATTGACGATGTAGAAAAGTTAATGAATGGCAACAAAGCGGATATGGTATTTACTGACCCACCGTATAATATGAATTATTGTGGAGCGGGATTTATAAATGAGCAAAACAATAACGTAAAGAAGCGAATTAAAGATATCATTGATTTTAACACAGAAGATATTAGTTACTTATCAAGCAGTGAAATAGCAAATAACATATTTATATTTACCTCGAAAGACCTAATTAAGCAGTATTTGAATATTTTTGATGGGTGGAACTTTAATATGTTGATGTGGCATAAGACAAACACTCCGCCTATGATTAACAATAATTACTTTGCGGATACAGAATACTGCTTATACTTTCATAAGGGCAAAAGGGTATGGAACAATGGGTTGAAACCTATTGATATTTATAAAAAATACTTCGTATCTGGAATGCACGAAGGAAGAAAAGGAGCGGGTAATTTGCACCCGACAATGAAACCAATTGAATTTATATCTAATCAAGTTAGGATATGCTCAAATAAGAATGGCAATGTTTTAGATATATTCGGTGGCAGTGGTTCAACATTAATAGCATGTGAACAATTAAATAGAAGCTGTTACATGATGGAACTAGACCCGAAATATATAGATGTAATTATTGCACGATGGGAACAATACACAGGTAAAAAGGCGGTACTAATTAATTAAAAAAGGTGGTGATTAAATGGCAACGAGGCTTGACAATTTAAAAGTACCAACCTCGGAACAAGCACGAGAAAATGGCAGAAAAGGTGGTATAAGAAGCGCTCAAGTTAAAAAAGAAAAAAAGAGAGCAATCGAAGCAGCAAAAATAATGATGTCAATGCCTATTGTGGGCAAAAACCACGATAAATTAATTGAATTAGGCTTACAAGAAGAAGACCTAACAAATCAATGGCCTTTAATCATTGCTGGCCTAATAAAAAAGGCAGCACAAGGTGATGTAAAAGCAATCAATAAGCTATTAGAACTAAATGAAGAACAAACAAGTAAGCTAATTGAATTAAAAGAGAAAGAGCTAAAACTAAAAGAAAGAGAAATAAGGCTCAAAGAAGAAGCTCTTAAAAAAGAAATGGCTAGTGATGATAAAGTAACCATTATCAACGATTTACTATATGAAGACGATAAGGATTAGTGAACTAATAATTCCAAAGTTCTACAGGGAATTTACCGATACAAAATGTATGCATCATATACTAACAAGCGGTAGAGCTGGAACTAAATCATCTGAGGCAGCCATAAAAGCGGTGTATAAGATAATCAGCGAAGATAGTTGCTCAGTGATAATTGTTAGAAAGTTTCATAACAAACTAAAGAAAACAGTATACAAAGAAGTTCTAAGAGCGATTAAAAGATTGGGCTTAAGTAAAAGTGCATTCAAAATCACAACTGCTCCAATGGAAATCAAATATAAGAAAAATGGTAACACTATATATTTTACTGGTTCGGATTCAATTGATGATACAAAAGGTATTATCGATGAGAACCACCCTATAAAGTTAGTAGTCATTGATGAAGCCACTGAGTTTTTTGAAAAAGGTGAAGGCGAAGATGAATTAAAAAACATTGAAGCAACCTTTGTCCGTGGTAATGATGAAGACTTTACTATGCTTTACTTATTCAACCCACCAAGAAACCCACAAGACCCAACTAATCTGTGGCGAGAAAAGATGTGCACTAGAAAAGATGTGTTGGCAATACATACAGACTATAGGGATGTACCTCAAGAATGGTTAGGCATAAAACTTATTGAGTCGGCCGAGATTGAAAAACAAGCAGATGAGAAGATGTATCGTTGGCTGTGGCTTGGTGAAAGTGTAGGAATTGATGAGGTTATCTATTATATGTTTGATGAAAACAAGCATATGCAAGATACATCTGATAAATTCAATAAATTAGCTTTTATTGGAATAGGTGTGGACTATGGCCAAATGAACGCAACAACATATCAAGCGTTCGGCATGTCGTTTATCGATAAGAAGATATATGGCATTGATGAATATTACTATTCAGGCCGAGATACAATGAAACAAAAAAGTCCTTCTGAATACGCTATTGATTTCAAGACATTTAAAGAGCGGATTGAAAAAGAGACAAAGAAAAAAGTAACGTTTGTCTATATAGATCCTAGTGCTAAAGGTTTAGCTGAAGAAATAAAAAGGGTTTGTCCAGATATACAAATAATAGGTGCTGATAATGAAGTAAAGCTTGGAATCCAAAGAGTATCCAAGCTTTTATCATATGAGGCACTAATATTTAACAATAGGCAAGTTCATCTTAAAGATGAAATGTATCAATACATGTATAACAAAGACTTATTAGACAAGGGCAAAGAAGAGCCTATAAAAGAACATGACCATTGTTGTGATGGTTTACGCTACTTAATAATGGGCTTTTGGAAATACATCAAACAATCATTACCAAATATTAGTGACAGGAGCACGGAAGGAGGAAGAAATGAAAGAGAGTAACTATATAAGTGATGTTCTTCAAAGATTAAAGGATTTAGGATACAAGCCACTTGATGAAGACTATTATAAATACATTTATCAGTGGTTAGAGTGGTTTAAGGGCGATGTTGAAACATTCCATAAAAGAAAAATGTTTAATGGTATGAAGTTTTGCAGCGACAATATCGCAAGCTTAGGCTTGGCAAAGATATTTGCTCAACACTGGGCCTCTTTACTGTTTAATAACAAAACAGCAGTAACAATGACTGGTGATGAACAAAACGTATTAGAAGAATTGTTCCAAGAAACCAATTTCAGACATTACTTTAAAAACACCTTAGAAGTAACATTTGCTTTAGGGACTGGTGCCACTACAGAATATTTAGAGAACGGGGAAATAAGAGTCAACCATATATATGCGCCGATGATATTCCCTCTAAAACAAATAAACAATGAAATCATCGATTGTGCCTTTGCTTCTATAGACGGTGAAGGGTATTACTTAAATATTCACACAAGAAACAACGACGGCAGTTACATAATTAAAAACGATTGGTTTATTACGTCAAATATTCAAAATAAGGTCCAAACTCAAACGGTCGAAAAGGATAATGTTGTTAAAGAATATGTATCCCCAGTTAAACTGTTTCAAATCTATAAACCTAACCAAGTTAACACAGTTGATTTGTATTGCCCTATGGGCATGGCTATCACTGCTATATGTATTGACCAATTCAAAACTGCTGATTATGCCTATAGTGCTTTGCAGAATGAATTTAAGTTAGGCAAAAAGAAGATATTTGTACCAGTTGATACACTTAGATACAAAGTAGTTATTAATGAAAACGGTCAAAGTGAAAATGTGCCTATATTTGATGAAAATCAAACAGAGTTTTATGCACTACCAGGGGATGAAGAAAGCAAAAAGCAAATCACCGAATATAATCCAAACCTTAGAATAAACGAATTACAACAAGGCATTGAATTGGCAGTTAATCTAGCAGGTATGAAAGCTGGATTTGGTGAGAACCACTTCACATTCTCTGATGGCCAGGTATACACCAACACGGCACAGGTGTTTAGTTCAAATAGTGATTTAAGATATAACCTAATGCTTCATGAAGATATGTTAGCTTCTAGTTTAAAAGAATTAGCTAGAGCGTTGTATTTCTTAAAAACAAATGAAATCTATCAAGACGAAATCACTATTGATTTCGATGACTCTATCTTTGAAGATGAACAAACCAAAAAGGCTAACGCTATCCTTGAATTAAACAATGATCTAATCGATTCAGTTCAATATTACATAGACATCTATGGCATGAGTGAAAAACAAGCCGTTGCATTTGCTAAGCAGTTAAAGAAACGTGCCCAAAAACTAGAAGACGATACGCCACAGGGCGAAGAAATTGATGAAGAGGACAATTATACATCCAAAGAAGAAAACGGCTCACAGGCGCCCAAAAATAGCTCACAAGGGGAATGATAAATGTTAACGGATAATCAAATAAGTGCACTACAAAATGAACTAATAGACATCTATAGCAAGATAGAGATTGAACTTATTGTTTCGGTTGCCAAAAGATTATCCAATTATGATGAAGTGAGCGGTTCTTTAAATTGGGAACTAAAAAAGCTAAGTGAGTTAAATGTCCTATCTAAAGATTTGATGAAAATCATCCAAAAATACACATCCAAGACCAACAAAGCGGTTGAAGACATGCTTAAAAAAACAATGCTTGGCAATGTTGATAAAAATTATCTAGATGAAGCGTTCAAAGAAGGTTTGGCAGCTATAAATTACAAGTCATTAAGTAAATCGCCTACATTTAAAAGAATGCTTAATACATCGATCTACGAATTAAACAAGAGCCTTAGCATGATTAACTCAAAAGCTATAGAAACCGCTAAGGAAAGCTATGTAAAAGTACTTAATAAAGCCTATGCAGAGGTTGCTACAGGCACTTATTCATACAGCACTGCCATTCAAAAAGGCATTAAGGAAATGGCTAAAAATGGCATTAAAGGTGCCACATATGAATCAGGAAGAAGTATTGGCGTAGAACCAGCCATAAGAAGAGATACTTTATCCGCTCTTATTCATAATGTTAACCAATCAACTATAGTAACCGCTAAGGAAGTTGGAACAAACTATGTTGAAGTCTCTGAACACTTAGGCGCAAGAGTTAGCGATAAAAGCAAAATCGCTAATCATGCTGGTTGGCAAGGCAAAGTATACATGATTGAAGGTTCAAGTGATGAGTACGGTAACCTTGTTGAAGAGACAGGATATGGCGATATCGAAGGATTGGGTGGCGTTAATTGCCGACATAGAATGTTTATATATTTTCCTAATATCAGCGTTAAAAAAGACTCTCATATCGATAAAAAAAGAAATGCTGAAGTTTACAAAGCTTCTCAACAATTAAGGGTATATGAAAGAGAGTTTAGGTCCAATAAAAAGCTATGGTATGCAAGCAAGGAAATTGGTGATAAAGACACTAAAAAGAAGTGTGAGAGTAAGTCGAAAAAACTATTAGAAAAAATAAAGAAGATTGAAAGTGAGTATCCAGAGCTTAGAAGTAATGGAAATAGAACATTGGTGTTGGAGGATTAAAAATGTTAATTTTTTATAAAGATGAAAATGATAAGGTAAGATGTTTTAATGCTGATAAAGATACTAGAAAGAAACAAACATATAGTTCAAATCCAGTGCAAGGTTCAAATCGTGTGCAAGGAACTAGATCGGAACGAACTAAATCGGAAGGATATCGTTATATAGTATATGATTTAGAATCAGCGAAGGTTGAAAGAAAAGAATTTGTAAAACATGATAAACAACCTACTGAAGATGAAATTATTGAAAGTATTGGTGGATTAGACAAAACAGTCGGTTCTTGCGCTTCGTTAACATTAGTATATGCAGCTAACAAAGCAGGATACAATGTTAAGGACTTTAGGGGTGGTAAGAGCTGTGAAATATTTTCTCAAAAAACAACATACAAAGATATCGCTAGGTTAAAAGGAGTAAAGGCTGATATTTATCAAGATGCAAACGATTATAATGCAGTAACTCATCATCTTTTAAATATGAAATCAAACAAAGAATATATTTTGTGTTTAGGTAGCCATGGTGCTGTTGTAAGAAAACAAGACTCTGGATATCAATATCTGGAATTGCAAGATAAACCAGAATTAAATGGGTGGAAAAAATTAACAAAAGGTGAGTTGAAAAAAAGATTTAAGTGCAAAAAAACACACTCTTCTTATGGAATGCAACTAAAATCAAGTAGTATTTTGATAGATGTTGAAAGTTTAGGAAAAAGTGATGAATTTTTAGATATTGTAGGTTATATTAATACTGAAGAAGGAAAACAACAGAAAGGTATTGGTGGCTATGCAAAATAAGTATGATTTTTATAAAGATGAACCAAATAATAAAATTTGGTGGCTAGATAATTACGATGTGATTGGTGAACATATATTTAGTTTTGACAAGAAAAAAACATATAACTTGTTCGCTGATTTTCCTGATAAGTTATCAAAGGAAGAAGTAGAAATATTTGTTAAAGAAGAACCTTATTGGGCAAACTTTTTCAAAAGTAGATTAGAAGATTATTATAAGGCACTTAAATAGGAAAGTAAGACATAAAAGCAAATAATAAAAAGGGCCTTTTACCTAGCAACGAAGGGGCTAGGGAGCATCCCTTTTCATCTTTATAATACTAAAAATATTTAAAAAATCAATTGTCTAGCATAAAGACATTAAAGAAATGCATTGATATTGGATAGGAAGCGAGGAAACTCGCTTTTTATTATAGGCAAATGAACTTGTAGGCAGGTACTACAAGGGCGAAAGGAGAAATTAAATGCCAAATACTGAAACTAACATTACAGAAGAAACTGAAGTACAAGAAACACAAACTGAGGGCAATGTGAACTCAAGTAATGCTATTGGAGATCCAGTAACTTTTGACGACATTATTAACCACCCTGATTACAAAGAAGATTATCAAAAAGCAGTTGATAAGGCGGTATCAAAAGCAATTAACAGTTACAAAAAGAACCACGCAGATGATATCGAAAAAATCGTATCAGAACAGGTCTCAACAAAGGTTAGAGATGTGAAGTTCAATGCTGTTTTAAAAGAAAAGCTAAAAGATGCAGGTGTGATTGATAACACAGCTTTTATCGCACATCTTGACATGAACAAGATGAAAGAAAGCTTTGATGAAGCAAACGAAAGCTTTAATGGTTTTGATGAATTGATCACTAGTTCCAAAGAGAAAATGCCTTATTTATTTAAACAAGAAGAACCTATTAAGACAACAGGGCAAGCTCAAACTTCTTTTGGAACAGGCGAAAACAAAATCAAGACATTACAAGATGCATTACATGCAAAATACAAAATTTAGAAAGGATAAAAATTAATGATCACATTAGCACAAGCTAAAGTTACTATGGTTGACCCAGTCGACCAAATGGTTATTGATGAATTTAGACGTTCATCTCAATTAATGGATTTACTTCCATACGCAAACGATGTTGCACCAGCAACAGGTGGCCAAACATTGGTATATGGCTACACTAAGTTAAAAACACCTTCAGTTGCAAGCTTTAGAGGTTTAAACGAAGAATACACACCAGGCGAAGCAATCAAGGAAAGAAAGAACGCTTACTTAAAAATCTTAGGTGGCTCTTTCAAACTAGATAGAGTTGTAATCGGTACAGCTGGAGCAGTTGATGAATTAAACTTCCAATTAAAACAAAAAATCGCAGCTGTTACCAACCTATTCCATTACACTGTAATTAACGGTAATGCTACTAGCAACGAAGAAGAGTTTGATGGTCTAGCAACTTTATTAGCTGGTTCATCTACTGAAAAGACTTGTGCAACTGATATTTCAACAAGTGCACTTATGGACGCTAACTATAACGCATTCTTGGATGAAGTTACTGAATGGCTAGCAACTCTTGCAGAAAAGCCTACAGCATTATTAATGAACTCTAAGGCGTTAACAAAGATGAAGAGCATTGCTAGAAGAGCAGGCTACTATTCAAGAACTGAAGATGCATTCGGTAGAACAGTCGACAACTGGGACAACATCCCTATGTTAGACATGGGCCAATACTTCAACGGTACTAAGTCAGTTAACTGTGTTCCTAATGATTCAGCTAAGGGTACTACTTCAATTTATGCAATCTGTGCACAAATGGATGGTTTCCATGGCGTTTCATTGCAAGGTGAAAATGTCGTAACCTCTCATCTTCCTGATTTAGATCAACCAGGCGTTATTAAAGAAGGCGATGTTGAATTTGTCGGTTGTGTTGCTTTGAAAAACTCTTTAAAGGCTGGTGTATTAAAAGATATTAAGATTGCACCTGAAAACACACTAGATGCACAATCTACAGATACACAATCTACAGATACACAATCTACAGATACACAATCTACTCAAGCAAGCTCTAAAGCAGCTAAATAGGAGAAGATATGTTCCCACAAGTTGATTATTGCTACTACAAGGACACCTACAAAGGGCAACTTGTAAGTTCAGATGAGTGGGAGTCTTATAGCTTAGGCGCCTGTGAGTTTATAAATCAGCTTACAGGTGGCCGTTTGCTAGATTTTAACGACGATAAAAATGAATATGTAAAGATGGCAATTTGTGCATTAGCAAACTATGAAAAGGCTAACGACTTAAGAAAAGACAAAGAAAGTATAAGTTCTGAGTCGGTTGGTGGCCATTCAAGGTCTTATAACGCAAGTGCAACAAGTAAATCCTTAAATGATGTGTATGCGGAAAAAAAGAGCATCGTATATAGCTATTTGGCAAGAACCAATTTGCTATATAGAGGAGTGTACTAATGTTTCCTCATACAATCACAATCTATTCGTATGATGAAAAAAATGAAGTCTATAACAAACAAATAATCAAAGGCGTTTGGTGGAGTGGAAGCGATAATGTCCCCATTAATGAACAAAGGTCTCATTCAGGCCCAACACAAATCGTTATACCCAAAAGTTTAATGAATGATGTTGTGGTTAAAAATGGTGACCATATCGCTAAAGGGGAAACTAAAGATATAAGCTCTGCTAAGGAATTTGAGGATTTAGAGTGTATAGAAGTCACTAGCATACAAATAAATGACGCAGGTTGGGATATTGACAACATGGTGATTAATGGAAATTAAGTTAGATTTAAGCTCGGTTAAAGATGAACTAGAAAAACTGGATTTCTTGGCTAGAAACAAAGTATTGAAATTCGCAGCCAACGAGATTATGCGATTAAGTGATGATTATGTCCCATTCGACTCTGGCACACTTAAAAACAGTGCATACGTCACAGAACTTGGTGATGAGATAGTTTATCCATCCCCTTATGCTCAATACATGTATCAAGGGAAACTAATGGTTGACCCTATTACTAAAAAAGGGGCTTTTTACGACCCAATCACTAATAGATATTGGAGTAGACCTGGAGTTAAAAAAGAGCTCACAGATACGCCTTTAAATTACGCTGGAGCGCCAAAACGTGGTGCTCATTGGGCTGAAAAGGCGTGGGAAGAGCACAAAGAGGATGTCATTGAATCAATCGAGAAATATATCGGGAGCAATCTATGAATTTAGTGGAATCATTAAAGAATTATTTCAATACCTACCAAGGATTACAAGAAGAAACCATTTTTGTTAATTTTTTAAAGGAAAAAGGTTCGTCGTTTTCAATAATACCTTCTCCCACACAACCAGTGACAAGGTACAACATAGACGGTACCTATGAAAAAAGATTCACGTTTTCTTTGGTGGGTAGGTTTAACTATTCACAAGAAATACGAATGAATATCGAAAACAGCTCGTTTTTCCAAGATTTGGAAGAATGGCTCATAAATAATAATGAACAAGATATCTATCCTGATTTAGGTGATGGATATCGAGCACTTGGAATTAGTGTCATATCAAACGGTTATCTATTGGGAATATCGCCTGATGGTAAAACAGGACAATATGAAATACGGTTCGAATTGCAATATGAAAAGGAGTAATAATGGCAGAAACAGTTCAATCAGTAAAAAGAAGTAAATTTGCTGAATTTTTAAACGTTACACCTAACGCAGAAACGCCAAAATGGGCACGAATCGGTAAGGGTGTATCAGATAATGAAATTTCATATAACGCCAATGTTGTCAGTGAAACTTTCATTCACGAAGACAACGCAAGCAATAGTATTGACTCTTATGCACCACAAATTGGAGTTACTCAGTATGCTTATAAAGGTGATGAAGTGTTTGATTATGTGGATGATCTAAGAATTAAAAGAGCTAAAGGTACTGATGCAGAAACACAAATCTTAATGGTTTATATGTATAGAGACGCTACAGGATCTGGTTATGTTGCGGAAACAAACAAAGTAGCTATCCAACTTGACACATATGGCGGACCAGGTGGTGAAAGAATTTCTGTTGGATATAACATCTTATTTGATGGCGACCCTACACTAGGCGTTGCAACTATATCTAATGGAACTGTTAGCTTTAAAGCTGATACCAAAGAATAAACAGGAGGAGAGTTATGAGAATAGATGTCAAATCAAGTGAAGCGGTCAAAGTCTATATTGGTGATGGCGATGATTATATCGAACTAAATCCACTAGATGTAGGCTTCCCACTTAAAATTGAAAGTACATATAAAGCATTTGATAGAGAAACAGAAAAGTTAAAACAAGAGCTTATTATTTTAGATAAGAAAGAGGATGTTGAAGGTGATGGCTTGTTATCAAGAAATCAAAAAGATAGACTCCTTAAAATAAGAGACTACAACGTTAAGTGTGGCCAACTAATCGATGATCTATTAGGCCAAGGCACAACTGAAAAAGTGTTTAAAGGCGCTAATTATGTTGGTATGTACAATGATCTATTCGAAGCTCTTTCACCAGCGTTTAAAGAAGTCTATGGTAATCCTGATGCAGTAATCGATAGAATTAAGCAAAAGTACTCTAAAAAGGATGATGATGTTTTATCATGAGATATCCAAGCAAGGTTGAGGTAGACGGAATTGTTATTCCAATTGACACTAGTTTTAAAACAGCATTAAGATGTTTAGAATTAGCTGATGATACTTCAATAAGCGATGAAGAAAGAGCCTTAGGCTTAATATATCTATTATGTGATGATATACCAAAGGTAAATTTAAACAAACTAATCAAAGTACTTCAAAAGTACTTACAATGTGGTGATGATACTAGAAAACCACCACAGAAAAAGGACATGGATTTTAAACAGGATGAGAAATACATACTCTCATCCTTTATTTACGATTATGGGATTGATTTAGAAAGTACAGACATGCACTGGTGGAAGTTTATTGATTTATTAAACGGATTAAGCAGTGAATGCATTCTTTCAAGAATTAGAGATATTCGAACTATGGATATTTCCATTTATAAAGATCCTAAAACTCGTTCAAGGTTATTACAAGCAAGAGCTCAAGTAGCCTTAAAACATGTCCCTAATAAAGAAGAACAAGAAATCATTGATGAGTTTGAAAGACAACTTTCTAACAAATTAGATGATGATGATTATTTGATAGGAGAATGATATGGCAGGAGAAGCTCGAATAAAATTAGCAATGGAGACAGCCAGTCTTCAAAAAAGCATAAAAGACTCCATCACAAAATTAGAGCAACTATCAAACAAATATCAAGAGCTTAATAACAAGCTAAAAGAAAGAGGCCCTGAAGAATATGCAAAAACACTTGAAAAAGCGTTAGAAAGCAATAGTAAGGCCATTGATAAACAAAAAAACAAGCTTGATGAATTAGCTCAAAAATATTCAAAATATCAAAAGCAATATGAAAAAGCGCTCGCTAACAATGATGCACAAGGTGCCAGTTTAGCAAAGAAAAAAATGGACTCAATTGATACTCAAGATGTAGAAGCCACTAATGAGCTTTTAAGATTAGAAAGCGAAAGAGACAACATAATCAGACAAACAACATCAGATTATAATAACCAAACTGAAGCTATTAAATCGCAACTAAACGATACAAAGCAGGCTTTCGATTCGTTAAACGGTATTATGGAAGATGATGTTAAAAAAGTCGGAAAATTATCATCCGTGTTTTCAAAAGTTAAAGCCACCACAATGGATATCGTATCGAGCATTGGTGGCAAATTAAGCAATGCATTTAAAAGTATATTTGCCAAAAAAGACAACGGTGCAATGTTTAAAAGCATGGCAACAAACGCTAAACAAATGATGATGGCATTGTTAGGAGCTCAAGGAGCGTTCACATTAATAAGTAAAGCAGTAAGCCAAATCAAAGAAGATAATAAGGAATTGGCAAACACCATGGATACTTTATGGAACGGTTTGGTTCAACTAATAGCTCCAGCCGTTAACATGATTGTTAATGCGTTTGCGACAGCTCTTAATTATGTTATTAAAATGGCTAGCGTTATAAGTGGCATTAACATTTTGGGTAAATTAAAACAAACTCAAAAGAAAAAAACAGGTGGTTCAGGAAGTTCTAACTTGTATTCGTTTGATACATCTGAAACGCTAAATAAAAGTGGCAGCGGAGGTGGTTCAACAACCGCTAACTACATGAAAGATGTCGAACTCAACGAGAAACTATTAGGATATGCTGAAAAGTTAAAATCTATTTGGTCGGATATCCAAAAAATAGGTAATAACATTGTTGATAGAGTAAAAGAAGGATTTGACTATATGGATTCAGGTACTAGAATACTGGATACCTTGGATAAATTTGTTAATTCTTTTTTGGATCATATCAAAGAAATGAGCGAAGCAACGGTTAAGTGGAGTGAAAGTATCAACTTTGGGCCACTGTTTGATTCCTTTGCCACACTACTTGAAGCAGTACAGCCTATATTATCGACACTTGGTGATTTAATAGTGTGGGTGTATGAGAATTGTATATTGCCGTTAGGCACGTACTTAATTGAAAGTTTGGGACCAGCTATAGGAAATGTTATAGCGCCTGCTTTAACCATTATTAGTGCAGTGATTAGTGGCTTAAAAGATGGTCTTGAGTGGATATGGAATAACATCTTGCAACCTTTGGCAGATGAAATTGGTGATAAGATTGTCAATACATTAGACCTAGTTTCAGGTTTTTTAGATAGGATTGGAAACAATGAAAAGTTCATGAGCTTTATGAAAACTCTTGGTGAGGTAGTCGGTGCTGTTGTTGCAGGGTTCACTGCTTGGGCAGCTATCAGCGGAGTTGTGACAGGAGCGATTGGATTATTAAGTGGAGCTTTAAATTTCTTAGCTTCAAATCCACTGGTTTTAGTAATTGGCTTAATAGCGTTACTTGTTGCTGGGTTTATTGAAGCATACAAAACATCTGAGACATTTAGAGACAAAATCAACTCTGTTGTAAACGCAGTTTTAGGTTTCTTTGAAGGACTGGCAAATGGCGTTATTGATGCATGGAACGCAATTAAACATGCAATGAATACACTGCACTTTGACATTCCTGATTGGGTTCCTGGAATTGGTGGTAAATCGTTTGGGTTTAATTTTAGTGATACAGCACATGTGTCACTTCCTCGACTTGCAAAAGGTGCAGTTATTCCGCCAAACAAAGAATTTTTGGCAATGCTTGGTGACCAAACAAGAGGAAGAAATATCGAAACACCTGAAGGCTTACTAAGAGAGATAGTTCAAGAAGAAACAGGAACTCAAGAAATCAATATTGTTGCCAATGGAAGCTTGTCTCAATTTATTAAATTATTAAGGTTTGAGCTTCAAAAAGAAGACAAACGTGTCGGAGCTAACTTGGTGGTAGGAGGTTAATATGGATTACACATTCGATAAAGGAATATACATTGATGGTGTTTACTATAATGTGCCTCTTACCAAAGTGGCAAGGACTGCTAATAAAATATGGAAGTACGCAGATAGAACTGAAGAAGGTAACCACACAGGCGAGTTGCTTGGCATTTACTATAATTTCACGCTGACTATTGGTGACATTCATGACTCAAATGAATATGATAGATTTTACAGTGACATAACAAGCACAAAGACCTATAGAAGAGTGAAAATGCCTTCTGCAGATGGCCAAAATGATTTTGAGTTTGATTGTTACTTTGATAGTGTAAAAGATGAAATATGTAAGTCTTATAAAGGCAAGAATATTAAAAAAGGATTATCGTTTCAAATGGTCGCACAAAAACCAGCAAGGAGACCATGATGAGATATACTTCATGCACGGTTGAAATAGATTTGTTTGATACAAGTGCTCAAATAGACGGAACGCTTAGTACAAATGATTCAAGAGAAATAAGTGATGTCACCAAGATTAAAGAAACATCTAATATTTATAAGTTGGCAACAACTGAAGATAATTACTTTTTATTAGATGGAACATATCGAATGTATGATGATGTTGAAAATATCAAAAATCACACAGGTTTCATGAGCAAAAACAACAAGGCGACAATAAATGTTAGCTTTAGTAAAAATCACTCATCTGCAGGAATAACATTCACTTTTTATGAGATGTTGCCAAAAACGATAACCTTAACATTTAAAAAGGATGGTGTAGTGATAGCTAGTGAGGTGTTTAATCCAACAAAGGCCCAGTGCAAGGTTGAAAAATTAGAAATTACTCAATACATCTATACTGCAGAAATAGGCGTTGAAAACTATGATGAAATAATCATGGAGTTTACAAGCTTAGATAGGTGTATACGAATAAACCATATAGAATATGGAATTGCACTTTTTTATGGCGATGGTTTAACCAAAAAACTAAAATCATGTTCATTAACTGAAGAAGCCGATGTTATATCCACTGTGTTAAGTGCTAATGAAAGTAAAGTTGAAATCATCGACATGGAGAACATGTTTAGAATAACTAATCCATCGTCGTATTACAGGTTTTTACAACGGCGTCAACAGTTTAAAATAACTGAGACTATCGATGATAAAGAGGTTTTTATGGCAAGTCACTATTTAAAAGAGTGGAGCCAAACCAAAGAGCACTTAGCTTCCTTTACATTACAAGATGCAACAGGGTTAATGAGTGATACAACCTTTTATGGTGGTATGTATGTAAATAAGAGCGCCTATGATTTGTTTGCCGAGATATTTAATGATTATGGCTTTAACAAATATGAAATAAGCAATGATGTTAAAGATATCAAACTAACAGGGCATATAAAGGTATGTAGCCATAGAGAAGCGCTCCAACAAGTAGCATTTGCCTGTGGAGCATGTGTAAGTACATCAAGAAAAGATGGGATACATATATTTAAACCTTTATATGAGACGGTTGATTTTATTGATAAAGATAGAAAACTTATTTCTACAGAGCACAAGATAGAACAGAACGATTTAGTAACTGGAGTTATGATCACATCACACAGTTATTCATTATCTAGTGAATCAAAACAGGTCTATAAAGGAAACTTAGATAGTGGCACACATAGAGTCACGTTTAATAACCCATGTGCTAATCTATCGATAACAGGTGGAACGATAATTCAAAGTAATTGTAATTATGCTGATGTATCTGTTCCTAGTACAGGTGAAGTAATAATCACTGGTTATGAATACAACGACAACAGTGTTGACTACAAGTACAGTGAAGCTGATGAATTACCAAGTGCTACAAATGAGAATGTGGTATCTATAAAAGATGCAACACTCATCAGTAAAAGCAATGTGTTAGATGTTGCTAAACTTGTTTATTACATTAAACAATATAGACTAGAGCATAATCTAAAAGTAGTTGTTAACGATGAAAAAGTAGCTAAGATGTATTCATTAAGTGTTGACGGGGCATATGCTCCTTTTTTAATCACTAAGCTAGAAACTGATTTAACTGGTGGTTATGTTTCGACAATGACGGGTATTGGTTATGCATTAAAGATAATTGATTACTATAAAGCAGGCACTGAATTATACGCAGGACAGGAGGGCATAATCTAATGTGGAAAGAACCTATTTATGATAGAAAACAAAGTGACATTGATAATAAAACTCCTAAAGGATATTTTAATATCTCTGATTTAAATAGAATCGAAAACAATATCGCATATATTGCTGAATTAATGGGCAAAAAGGTTACAACCAAAACTTGGAGTTTATATATGTTACCTTCAAGCTCTGAATTTGACAGAATAAAGTCCAATATAACTGCATTAGAAGAAGGCATTAACTTTACAACTTACGAAGATTTGCCAAGCAATCCAATTAATACCTTTGAGAAAGTGAATTTAATAGAAGCTTTAATCGCAAGCATTAAGGGTGATTTTGAATTAATACTTGGCAATTCAATGTATTGTGGTGACTTTGAATTTAGCAATGATCAATTAATATAAGGAGGAATAATGGCATTTACAAAAAAGACATGGATGGATAGATACGTCGAACATCCTTCAAGAAGAAAATTAACACCAGTGTCAGGCGAAGAGAATGTCTATGATGTTACTAGAAGTGAGGGTAATGTAATTACACCAGGTGACGCTTTTAATGCTGAAAACATGAATGACTTAGAGGCTAGGATAAGTGAAGCGTATGATGATTTAAAAGTTTATGTTGATAATGCAATTGGAAACGCTATTAAAGGTGATTACTAGATTGAAAGAGAAAGGCAGTTAATATGATAACTCGAGGAACAACTCCAACGCTCACATTTACCTTACAAGACAATGACGGAAACAATGTAGACTTATCAGAATACGAAGTTCTCTATATTACAATTCAAGACTCAAAGAAAAATCAATTTGACATTGATAAATCGAGATTTGTATTTAAAGAGGACTTTTCTTTTGTAGCTAAGTTAACACAAGAAGAAACACTTAAATTGGTGGATGGAAGAATTAAAGTTCAATTAAGGGCAAAGTCACAAGGCGGTGATGCAATCGCAAGTTGTGAACAGTATTGTTCATTAGGTGACATCTTAAAGGATGGCGAAATATGATTTTTCATTTATTCATTGATCAGACTAAACATTTAAATCTTAGACTCAATACATCTTATTCAGCAGCCGAGTATTCACATTACAAAGGGTCTTATGTTGTCAGCCCTAAGGTAGTGCCTCAAACTTTAGAGACAAAAGATAAAGTAATGGATGATGATGTTGGAATCAAAGAAATCTATATAAACGAAACAGAAAATCAAAGTGGCGGGTTAACCGTACAGATAGGAGAAATTTAATGGCAGAAACAAAATACAGAAATAAAGTCGTTTATGGTGGCGAAACATTAATCGACTTAACAGGTGACACAATCGAACCAAGCGATGTCATCAACAAAAAAACTTTCCATGATAAGTCTGGAGCACCTAAGGCAGGCACATGTACTTATGATATGGATACAAGCGAGGCAAACGCAAAAGCTGGTGAAATCTTAGCTGGTAAAAAAGCTGGTGTTGGCGGCCAAATGGTAACTGGTACTATGACTAACAATGGTTCACAGAAAAACAAAATCATAACTAAAGACCAAGTAGTAACTATTAAAAATGGCTTCCATGATGGAAGTGGTAATGTTCAAATTGACCCTACAGAGCAAGCAAAGATTATCGGTGACAATATCCTTGAAGGGATCACAATCCTAGGCGTAAAAGGTACAAGAAAACCAGCAAGCGGTGTCAAGATTGAACCTACTAAGAATGTAACACCTTATACAACCAAACAAACAATCACACCTTCATCAGGTTATGATGCAATGGCTCAAATCGTTGTTGAAGCAATCGCTTATTCAGAAGTAGAAAATAGTGCTGGAGGACTAACTGTAACCATTGGGGGTTTAGCACCTAATGTCTAATGCTAACAAAGTCGTTTTTGGTGACAAAACACTATTGGATTTAACTAATGATACAGTTTCGTCTGATACATTAGGTTTTGGAATAACCGCACATGATAAAAGTGGACGAATTATCACAGGAAATTTAGTACCATTATTAAATCAACCGCAATTTCTAGCAACCAACAGCGGTAAAATAATCAAATTTTCTAACACGGCATTTATACAAGTGAAAGGAGACCAGCTATGAATCTGTCAAGTAAAAACAGATAAATTTGTTTCCTTGATTG